CCGTTGAGGTTGTAGCGCAGGCTGAGGCGGTAGAGCAGGGCGTTGAACAACCCGCCACCGATGATTCGGCCACGGCTTCGGCCTCTTCTGTTGAGGCTGAGCCGGCAGCGCCTGCGCGTCCTGTTCATGATCGGTATTCGGAGTACGTCATCACTGGTCATATGCTCATGTCTGGCCGCGACTCGTATTTCATCCGCTCGCCGGATGGCGCTGTGACGCCGCTGCACGCGATATCTAAGGGCGATTTGGATGTGATCCCGCGCAACAACTGTCATCTGCGGGTGATCAGTGTTCGCGACGTCCAGGATTATGCGGATATCTACCATCCTGGTTGTGTCCCGAATGACGTGAAGCCAGTGCTCACAGGTGCCATCGACGTGATTGCTGACCAGTACGCCCGAGGGACTGTGCCTCCGTGGCCATCGACGTTAGGCTATTCGGCTGACAACGTTGGATCGCCAGTGGCGATCGACAAGCTTGCAAAGCAGTAGGTTTCGCATAATGGAGAAAGTGAACATGCACAACGAACAGAAAGGTCACTGGGCGCCGCCTCAGCGCTGGAAAACTCGCCTGTATAAGCTTTTTGGTCTGACGGCTCCAGACCGGTGGATTCGCCACGAGAAAAAGCCGTAGGCTTCGCATAATGGACCGGGATTGATGTGGAATTAGGTGCGGAAAATGCAGGCATCCGCGCCTAATTTCATATAATCCCGATTATGCGAACGCCCCTCGAAATACCTTCCTATCTCGTCAAAGATGCACAGCTCTACGCGCCATCCAGGGACGCGCTGGAGGCTGTTTGTCATGTTCTCGCTGATTACTCCCGCCTAGTCGCTGAAACGCGCCGCATGCGCTCCAGGCTCGTCCAGTTCGATAGAGAATCTGCCGACCTCGATGCCCGGTTAGCTGCCTTGCAGGATGCCTGTCGGCAAATCCTCGAGCTCTGACTTCACCCCCTTCACTGTCCAACCTGCTTTTCGCTCTCCGTGGCGATCGCTCAATCGCGTGTAGATCCACTCGCACATTTGCGATCGGCGCGCAGCGGCGAGTGGCGAAGCCATTGCTTCTAGGCGCTCTCGATTTCAGCGCCGGAGGGGTGGGGGTGCTGTAACACCCCCACTTTGGTATGCAATCGCATACTTTTCACTTGGCTAGCGCTATGCAGTCGCTCCAGACGTGGGGCGGGTTTTGGTTGCGCGGGTGGCCTTTTGTCTCTGCAATGCTTCCAGACTGGTACATCAGGCGATGGCCTATCTTCTCGGCTGCTGTTTTGCAGCGAGCCTCACTCGAAAAACCAGGCACTACAGTCGGTGCTTGGCTCACCTGTCCGGCTTCGGTGATGTTGATCGACAAGATCAGTATCCATTCCATCGGCTGACTCCGTTCCGCCTGGTCGCGCAGCGGCCAGGGTCCACCATCTCTAATGGTGGACTCTTGTGACATGGTGACACTTTCGGGCTTTGGGGTAGGGCTCTACCGGGGCTCTAGCGTCAGCTCGCCCGAATCGCTCACTTCTATGTAAGCTACTGATTTTTCTAGCAAAAAGTGCGCGAGCTCGCTATCTCGGAGCGGTTGCTTACCCTGCTTTATCAATAACTTATTGATATCTATGCATTTTTTACGCAAGAGCTCTTGCTCTGCGGTTGTCAATCTTAGAGTTGCTGGCATCGAGCCACTACCTTTCATCGGCCATCTCCAAAAAGTGTACGTGCATGCATGTTACTTGTGTTGACGTATGCGTGCGGACACGTATACATTTCGCTCAAATGTTATTTGCATGCATGCATGCAAATGGTCAGGGAAGCGCTAAATGTTAGACCGACTTCACCTTTTCATCCCCTTTCGCGTGCCATGCGTATCCCGCCTTGAAACGGGCGATCCGCATTTCTACGTTGACTTAGAGAGCTTAGGCGTTCCGCTCCAGGGGCAGGTTAGCCGCGATGAAGACGGTCAATTGCAGGCCGACTATTTGCGCCACCCATGGGAATCGCTTTCAACCGGTTTTACGCCGATGGCGTTCAAGGTTTTCCATCAAACATTGGGTAAGCGCCTTGACCCTGGTGTTGAGCTGAAAGCCAGCCCGGCTAAGTTGCTCCAAGGCCATAACGTTTTCGGGCCGACCAGCATCCGCACCGGGGCAGAGGTCATGCTCAAGTGGCTCGCTGGCAGTTATCCCAAGCTGTTTGCGCTGCTCGATATCCGCGAAACAGTCGTTTACGGCATGGACTGCACCTACAGCAGCCGCCTGGACGATGAACGTACCGCCTATCAAGTCATTGATGCACTGACCAATGTCAGTAACGGCCAGACCAAAAGCCGTGGTGATAACTACTCCAGCTCGGCTTATTTCGGCTCGAAACAAACCCGCCTTAAGCGCCTAAAGGCCTACCTCAAGCACCTCGAGTATCAGAACCAGCTGGACGAATTGAAGCGGGCAGGGCGGCGCGACTTCGGTGCCCGCCGTGCCCTGAAAGTTATGTCCGATCCCCGGTTGATCGAGTGGACCAAGTACCTGCTGCGCATGGAGGCCACGGTGCTTCATCGCTGGATGAGCCGCCGCAATATCCCAACGAAATTGATTGACCTGTGTGCGTATCAGGAAGAGCTGGAAAGTCAGGGGCGCTGCCTCATTCAAGAGTGCTGGAAGGAAGTGACAAAGGACCTATTCGCGGCCTTTGGAGGTGTGGAAATGAAAGTGATTAATGACGACAAAGTGTATGAAGCGCTGCTCGAAAAATTCACCAAACCGGGCAAAGGGCGCTTCACCAAAGAGCGCATGGAAGCCGGTGTGTTGAAGCCCTCGATCTACGTCGAAGGCAAGCCTTCAACTTCGTACGCCAATTCAATTTTCCGTACCTACCTGAGCATCAAAGATTATGGCTGGGAGCACACCAAAAAGCTTGGCCCCCGTAATTTTTACCGCCACGTTGCTGACCTCTGCGAAGTCGGTCTTTCCAAGGCTGCACTGCAAAAACTCAACGAACACGACCGCAAGTCGAACGTGGTTCCGCTGCTGCGTTTTGTGACTGTCGATTTCGGCGCACAGCGCCCGTCCTGGTATATCGAGCCAACTCCGGAGGCAGCATGATTATTCATGATCGCGTGTTCTGCGACCTCTGTGAAGTTGAAGTAGGCCAGCTTTTAACTGGCCCTGTGCAGGTTCCCGGCGCCATCGCTGACCAGCGTAATCCGCCGTACTTCTGCGTCTGCCCTGACTGCCTGGATGACGCCTGTTCTGAGTGTTTCGAAGCTGCGGCGTAGCAAACAAATTTCACAACCGGGCATCGAGCCCAACACCTAGAGGCAATTGAAATGGCAAATCCTGGAATTGTTCATGGCGTATTGGAAGGCATCAAGGAAACGACTTGGGGCGGTGTTGAGCTGTCTTTCCAAGTCGAAGGCGCTGACCGTAAGGGCCGGCCCATCACCAGTTACGTCGATGCCCGCATGGGCAAAGATCAGGTTGAAAGTGGTCTGCACAACGCGTATCGCCCGTACCTGGGCAAGGAAGTTTTTGCGCCTGCTTTGTTCGGTAATTACCAGAAAGAGAAGGGCGCCCAAGCTTACGACCAAGTTGAAATTTCCGGCGCTCCTTTGCGTCTTCAGGCCGCCCAACCTGTACCCGCAAATCGCCAGCAGGCAACCGGCTAAATGCCAGCCGAACTTACATTTCAAGACTTGGCCGACCTGTTCTTTTGGACGGCCCTGGCGCTCGGCTCGATCATATCGTTCGGGCTGGGCTTTATAGGTGGACAGCAACGATGAGCGAAGGCGAAGTTCTTGGTTTTTTGTTTGGTGTCTACTTTTCAAGTTGGGCGGCTGGTTATGTGTTCGGCTTGAAACTTTTGATGTTCCGCAAAGCCTCGGAGGCTATATGAAAAAAGTGAAACATTGGCTCAAACAACGCACTGGCAAGATTGTCGCTTATACGGCTGTTGCGTCGACTGCGGTCGTCTCTGCATCCGCTCACGCCCTGTAACTGCGTTCTTTGCTGACGCCCTGGACGCCTGGAGCCAGCTTGAAGCGCTGATCTGGCCGATTTTGGGTGCAGTCCTGATCGCCATGTTCGTCATGCGCAAAACCAAGCAAGGCGCCAACAAGGCGTAACCCAACCTATAAAGCGCCCTCAGCCAGTTGCGGGCGCAGCTCCGGGACTGGCTGAGGGTGCTTTATGCTTTTCTTCCGCAAATATCTTCCTTCCTTCGTTCTGATCATCAAGATCATGTTTTCAGGGCTGGCCGCTATAACAGGGCCGGTATTGGGCGGATTGTTCTCGCTTTTGCTGCTTTGTTATTCGGGCGTATCTAGCGCGTCTTCTCTTGGCACCTGGGACCCTGTCAACATCGCTGGTCAACAGAAGTATTCAAGCCACTATGCTGCTTGTGGTGCCTATAGAACTACTTCCCCTGGTGATTCTTGGGTCTACGGCTACAAATCGGTTGACCGTTATAGTTGTACCTATAAGACTATTTCGGG